AGGTACTGATGGTGTAGAGTCAGGTCCTGAAGGAGGTACTGATGGTGTAGAGTCAGGTCCTGAAGGAGGTACTGATGGTGTAGGTCCAGGTCCTGGTGGGGTAGAGTCAGGTCCTGGTGGGGTAGAGTCAGGTCCTGAAGGAGGTACTGATGGTGTAGGTCCAGGTCCTGGTGGGGTAGAGTCAGGTCCTGAAGGAGCTCCTGGCGGTGTTGGAGAAGGAGAAGGTTGTCCAAAGATAGAAAATACGGATGAGTCAGGTTGCTTATCAGATGGTTCCGCTGAAGGAGGTGTTGGAGGGGGAGAAGGCTGACCAATCGTAGATGAGTCAGGTTGCTTAGCAGGTGGTCCTGGCGGTGTTGGAGAAGGGGAAGGTTGTCCAAAGATAGAAAATACGGATGAGTCAGGCTGCTTATCAGATGGTTCCGCTGAAGGTGGTGTTGGAGAAGGAGAAGGCTGACCAATCGTAGATGAGTCAGGTTGCTTAGCAGATGGTTCCCCTGGAGTAGACGGAGGAGCACTAGCTGGAGGTCCCCCATACATCCAAGAAGGCACAGGCATCCACGATGGTTGCTGTCTAGAATCGCTTGGTTGCTGAATAGTAATATTCGGATTGAATTGAATACCTGCAGGCGTTGCACCTGTATTTATATTGGTGGATGGAGACACTGTGGTGGTCGGAGACACCGTGGTAGTCGGAGACACTGTGGTTGTTGGAGACACAGTGGTGTCAGGAGACACCGTGGTAGTCGGAGACACAGTGGTGGTTGGAAGTATACTAGACACTGGCGAGACTACAGACGATTGAGAGAAACCAAGTCCATCTGCGGCGGATCCTTCACCACTGCTTTGAAATAAACTTCCCTGTTTAGAAGACGACCAGTCTGGAGGATTGACTTCTTCCTCGAACATACTGGCGACGAATAGAGCCCCTGCGCTCCCCAGTAAAAGTGGTATTCCGTATAAGGCAGCCATTTGTTCCACGCTTATTTATCACTGTTATATTTCAGTTTCAAAAACAATGCTTCATCTAGTCGAGGCTGTTTCGCCCATTATTGAAAATAATCTCATTTGGGTAAAATCTATAAGAGATAGTATATTCTCTTGGTGGTTTAATCTGACAGTGCTCGTTTTAGTCGTGGGGTCATTTGTTTACTTTTTATATTCAAGCTATGGAACAGGAGTTCCTGAAGAACTTCAAAAAATACCGTTTGAGCCTCGGTTATGGAATAATGCAGTACGAAATGTTCCCATAACAGAGTATGGACAAATACCTCAAGTTGAAACTGGATATGGTATACAAGGATTTACCGATGGAAACCGCGGAACAGCGTTTTAAGGAGTTAAGTACTCCTGTTGAAGAATCAGTGGCTCTTCCAGCGCCTGCACCGATTCGTCGTAAATTACGAATTCCAAAGAAGAAGTAATATGCCGAGTGCCTCAAATTATACAAATAAGATTAGATTCGCGGCATCGGTAAAGAATACAAAGGCGCAGCTTGTAGGCGGAGTTGGAAACTTGACACAGGCATCTATTGCAGGGTGTGGTCTGAATATTCAGTATGATCCGATTGATTACGTACAGGTATGCGAATGTTCGAAGAATCCACCAATTGCAGCTCCAATTATACCTCCAATTATTGTTCCTTTACCAGAATGGCGTATAATAAATATTGCAGGGAATGGGAATTACGGATATAGCGGAGACAATGGTCCTGCTCTTAGTGCTGAGCTCAGATCTGCACACGGCATAGCTATTGATTCTTCTGGAAATGTGTATATTGCCGATACAGTGAATCACTGTATCCGAAAGGTAACTGTAGGTGGAGTAATCTCAACCATCGCAGGTACTGGGATTCAAGGATATAGCGGAGACACTGGTCCTGCAACAAGTGCTCGGCTCAGATTTCCATACGGCGTAGCGGTTGATTCATCTGGAAATGTGTATATTGCCGATACAGGAAATCACCGTATCCGAAAGGTAACTGGTGGAGTAATCTCAACCATCGTAGGTACTGGGAGTCTAGGATATAGCGGAGACAATGGTCCTGCTCTTAGTGCTCGGCTCTATTCTCCATACGGTATAGCGGTTGATTCTTCTGGAAATATGTATATCGCAGATTCAGGAAATCACTGTATCCGAAAGGTAACTGGTGGAGTAATCTCAACCATCGCAGGTACTGGGAGTCAAGGATATAGCGGAGACAATGGTCCTGCTCTTAGTGCTCAGATGAATCTTCCATACGGCGTAGCGGTTGATTCATCTGGAAATGTGTATATTGCCGATACAGGAAATCACCGTATCCGAAAGGTAACTGGTGGAGTAATCTCAACCATCGCAGGTACTGTGAGTCAAGGATATAGCGGAGACAATGGACTTGCAACAAGTGCTCAGCTGAATATTCCATACAGCACAGCGGTTGATTCATCTGGAAATGTGTATATCGCAGATTCAGAAAACCATCGTATCCGAAAGGTAACTGGTGGAGTAATCTCAACCATCGCAGGTACTGGAGTGGCTGGATCTGCCTATGGGGACGGTGATTTAGCTAGATATGCTGAACTCAATTATCCAGAAAACGTAGCGGTTGACTCTTCTGGAAATGTGTACATTGCCGACATAAATAATCATCGTATTCGGAAACTATATTATGCGTAAATAACAATGTTCTCGCTTGAATGGGCTTTTGTGGGGACAATTGTTGGGTTATTATTGGTTGCGACATTTGCGCCTCCGTCTCATAAAGATTCTCGTGTTCCGACGCCGCATACGAAGGAAGTGTACAAGACGCCGTCTGGGTGTGTTAAATTTAAGACACATGAAGTTGATTGTTCTCGTGAGGCACACTCTTTGAATTTAGTATCATCTCAACACAAATGATGATCCAGATTACAAAACTACTGCATAATCCGCAAAGTATTAAGGTGCTGTCATTTCTCATTGGAATGGGCCTAGTGGTGTTGCTGTTCCATAAACCGATTGACTTCGAAAAAACCCTCGCGTTGTCGGTAGAAGACATCGAGGGGCGTGTAGTTCCGAATGGAGGAAAATGCTATTCGTATGTTGCGGAAGACTGTCCTTGTGAAAAGTCCGTCGCTAAATAAATAAATGGCTGACGGAGCAACAAATCTGGCCGACCTTCTTGGCGGAGGTCCTGTACAGAATCCTACCCTACCGCAGGGGACTACATTTGCGCCTATGGTAACTGGGGGAGGGGACCCCTTTATTGCACCACAACCTTCAAATCAGCAACCTGCGACCAAACTCGTAAATCATGACGCGACGTTCTCGATGATTCGCCGATCAATCAAAAATATGATGTTTTATATTGCGTTTTTCTTGGCGGCGGTTATCATTTCTTTACCAGTCCCTCGTGCTCTATTTTTACAGTATATCCCAAATACTTACACTAGTGGTGGCGTAGTTAGCTACTTGGGCGCAAGTATATTGGGCGGCATCGCAGTTGCGATCGCATACGTGCTTGGAACTCTGTTAGCAGTTCTGATTTAATCCATGACAGTCCTTACATTTTCGTCTTCATTGTCTGAAGAATAAATGACCTTCAACAATCCATATTCTCGGATACATTTATGTAGAAATGTCTTACAACTATGACACGGCTTTGAGTTTTTAATATTTCCATGTTTGCTAAGACGGATAACTTCTAGCGTACAACCGTTCAGTTGTGAAATATCGCCAAGACGTTTCACAACTGCACGTTCCGCATGTAAACTTTGGTCGTCCCATCCTGAGCCACGGCTGCGTGTCCCAATAGTATTCCTAGCCTCTGCGATGACCTTCCTCCTCCTAGTAAGCCTAGCAACGTGATACTCGATATTATGGACGCACCTATACTCCATCTTGTGTACAATAATAACTGTAATATGTTCGGATTCCGTTTTTCAGAAGGGAAGCTTATATTAAATATGGAGACATATCGTCGTCGCTCGAAAGGGTGGCAGAATGACGCTCCTGCGTATATTCATCCGCGTATTCTATTTGGTTCTGGGATTGCGCTTGATCCAGAGTTTGTCAAAAAACATAATATAACACACGTTATCAACTGTGCTAATGATGAAGATAGTCCTGCGTGGTTTCGCGAAAAATACCCCAAGAAATATGTGTCCCTTCGCGCGATCGACGATTTGAACGTTAATATTTTAAAGTGGTATCCTCAATTCGAAGCATATACGCAAAGATTCTTACAAGAACCCCAATCTCAAACAATATACATTCATTGTCAGTGTGGTATTAATCGAAGCGGATTTTTGGCTGTACTGTATGCGTGTAAGAAACTTCGGTTTGATTACAATGAGGTGGTAAAGAGTATCCTTTCACAGAGACCATGTGCTCTAACAAATCCATCCTTTGCAAACCAAGTTAAACTAGAGTGTTCCAAATGACATTTTCATGTGAGAAATGAGATTTAATAAATGGAGAATGTATTTCGCGTTAAGAAATTTCGCGACACATCATCTCGAACAAAATCGCAAGATGTTATATCTGGGACTTTAGATTCCGTTCATCAAAATGTAGTGTCATCCCTAAAGGACACAAATTTAGATGTGTTAAAGGATACCATCGACGAATTAAATCGTGAAATCGAACTAATAAGGCATTCTACAAAATTAGAAGACATACTGAAACTTAATAAGCTACAGTCGGAACTGGACGATATTCATAAATCACTCGAGGAAGAAACACCAGTTGAATCTTATTATTTGAAGAACGCAGATATCATGCTTCAGTATTATGGAACTTCCGAAAAAACGCAGATGAACGTACAAAGTAATGCCAATCAGAACACGTTTATGAAATACTTAACTGCGACATCGTCCCCAGAAACATCATGTATTTCAAAGAAAGAGCTATTTGAAAAATACGCGAGTCGCATGAAGTTTAATGTGGAGCCGAGTGCTGAAACTATAACTTTCAATACATCAGAACACTGTGAAAAGTGTAATGTTTCTCGCGAAGAAATAGGGTCTGAGGGGATACTGGTGTGCCCAGTGTGTGGTTCAGAAGAGTATATGTTAGTCGTATCAGATTTCCCTAGTTTTCGAGACCCTCCAAAGGAACGAAATAACTATGCGTACAAAAAGATTAATCACCTGAATGAAATCTTGAATCAGTTCCAAGCAAAGGAATCAACGATTATTCCTGATGAAGTTATGCATGAAGTTATTTGCGAAATAAAGAAACGCAGGATTCAAAATATTGCAGACATGACTGAAAAGGACATGCGTGAAATACTGAAGAAACTGAACAGAAGCAAATACTACGAGCACGCAACGCATATACTTTCTAGATTAAATGGAAACCCTCCGCCAACGATAACACCTGAAATTGAAGAGAAGATACGCGCAATGTTTCAAGAAATACAAGCGCCGTTCTTACTGTACTGTCCAGACGAAAGAACGAACTTTTTATCGTATTCTTATATTTTGTATAAATTTTTCGAGTTACTAGAACTTGACGAGTATAAAGTGTATTTCCCCCTTCTGAAGTCACGAGACAGGCTTATTGCGCACGATGATATTTGGAAGAAGATTTGCGATTATCTGAAATGGGAGTTTATTTCAAGTGTTTGATTACTTTCGCAGCAGTCCAGACTTCCACACAAGACCCCACACTAAGACGAATACAACCGCATGCGTCGCTGCGACGACTAACTGCGAGCCCCCTGGCGGTAGACTAACTAATACCCCTGGCGTCAGCGCAACGAATAAAGCAGCCATAGCAACGAGTTTAGCCCACATTTATAATTGACCGATAGGATATTTCTCAAGCAGTCGGAATATTGGGGGGACTCTGCCCACCCCTCGTCCATATGAATCTATTCGGTCCAGATGGGCGCATAAGTAAGGCATACCTTTAATGTATTCTGGCTTGTCTGGAGGACACTTCTTATAACACAGACCGTCGACACGTTCAGTATTTTCGCGTGGCCCACCTGGGTCAGTATTTGGGCACATTCCACCGTTATTTAATCGCCCTCGTAGTGCGCCTCCTCGCGCACATCCCCAGCATTCATTGAATAATCCGCGAGAACAGCATCCATCCCAACGGATAGGTTCTCTGCAAATTAGTCCATCGTTGTTCCATCCAGAAGGACACGGCTCTAGTCCTACAGGTGTTCCTATTCCTCGGTTATGCGTCTCTATCCAACAAACTGGCCCCACGCCTCGATAACCTTTTCGGCATTTCACATAGCATAACCCAGCATCCAGCTCAGGTCTATCTGGGGGGCACGAGAACGGCGTCAACGATGCGATTTCCTTCCCTCCAAGGCGAAGGTGCTTCAGAGTTATGTCAATAATTTCTATTCCTCCCATGTATTTTGGTAAGGTTAGGTTGAAAAAGTGCTCTCGGAAAGAGTACAGATAAATTGCCAAACAAAGAACCAATGTCCACAGCAGGACATCGACCAGCTCCATTATAACACTAAAAGTTTGTTTTAATTCTGAATTGTAACTTTAATATTTGCAAAATTGAAAGAAGTTTCGACCATGCTGTCAAATGGGAGAGGACCAAGTTGTAAATAGGCAGTTGATGCATCAAGTGCCCCAGTAGCAGGGCTTATTCTGAAGTTGAATCCACATTCTTTCCAGCTTCCGTCCCACAAATTACTAGACGATGTATGTAGATAAGAATTTGTGGTATTTCCAATTACTGTACTTGCTAATGGATCTGGACCCACTGTATTATGTTCAAAGAATAGGTTGTGTGTAGCTACTGGTGAAATAGTTGGTAATGTTATTGGGTTTCGACTATATACTCTTACTGGGAATGCATTGCTAATCCTAAAATTGTATGTCACACCTCCAATCACAGTAGTTTCATCATTAATAAATGTATAATCATATGGTACTCTACCATTCTGTACACTAAATAAGTATGATATATTATAGGATTTATTAAAATGAACATTATGTAACTTTATAACTATAAATGTTTCAGCATTGGATATGAAAAAGAAGGGGAATCTGGCACTGGGAGAATTGACTGGATCAAGGGATGAGTTTACTCTAGTCCAACAGATACCTGCAAATTGATTCGCGTATTTATAAGATGCATATGTTATAGGTGAGGTAGTCCGACTTGTTCTGCGTGTGTTATATCTGGCTCTTGAAACAAACGATATCCAATCGAGGTCCTTTTGAATTATCGAATACAACCTACCATTATTTGAAGCTGTATATGTTCCATTTGTACCAGAATTAAATGCCCATACATCATCGGCACCTAATCCATCGTGAGGATCTTTGAGATTACTCCCTAAAATTGAATAAATAACAGAAGACACAGTTTGTGCTCTATAACCCAATGTTGTACCAGGGATTAGAGTATATTCTGGAGAACATCCAACAAATATTCCGCCGCGAACGTTAACATCTAAAAAACAATGGGATATGCTATTATTTAGGGGAGTCATTCTAAAATTGGTATTCTCTGGATCAATATCTAGATATCTATCATCGTAAAAGGTAGATGTTAGGTTTCCGTAATTAAATAACCGATAAAATCGGACGAGAGCTACTGGAGGCAGTGTCGTGGCCGTGGAGAAGACTAATCGGCTATTATCAGTACTATTGTCACATGTTATCGCGCGTATAAATAACTGTACTCCATCGTAGCCTGATATAGACGAAGCGCCAACTCTATTTTCAAGAAAATCTCGAATCTGTGCTTCTAACGAATATACGTTCTTCAGTGTATAACTTCCGTTTGCATAAGATACTATACTATCTGTAAGAGAATTGCGCGTGTAACTCATATCCACCACATTGCTAATACTATAACTAATACCTGATATCGTAATACTAGTAATACGAGAAGACGGTGGCATTGAAACATTCGAAGAATTTGTGAAATATGGAATAAATGCTTTACTATTGTCTGGTACACTAGATGTACTCTTATCAGTAGTACTATATTCCGTGAGGATTGCGTATTTATTTGTATTCGTAGGCGGTGGTGTTTCTTCTGTATTGTTTTTATACACTGCTGTTATAAAGTACCCAATAGGCAGATTTGCATAGTTAAAAGAACACGCTTTACTTGAAATATTTGTTAGAGATCCTTCGAGTGTATCGTATTCATACCGAGTTGGCAGAACTATAGAATCTCTTTCAATTGCATAAATAGGAAAGTTAGTTACTACATCATCTTCTTCAATTGTCGTATCATTATTAAGACCTGTATATACATTTAAAAACGCGTTAAAAAATCGAAGGCCTAATACTCTTTGAGATCGCGAGGAAAAACACCCATGAACTAAATAGCCTACTGTTTCTAAAGGAGTGGTGTTAGTATGACTCATTGTCCATGGGGTATTTGGGTCGATACTGTGCAAACCAAGTGTACTTACCGATGCAATTTTAAATCCATTAAATAGGTTATTATTCGCAATATTATCTATATTTACAATAGATGTATAATCTGAAATAGCGGCAGGTGTCGTTGATTGGGTTGCTATCTGTCTACATACAAACCCATATTCATCATTTCCAATTAGATATATCGTATCTGTTGGCCTACACATATCAACGCCTCTCGTATTACCTGGAATTGGAGTAACATTAAATCTGTCGGCAATAGTGTTTAGATACCTTGGTAAATTATTAGTGTCTGTAAAATTTCCATACATTCTACCACCTCCTTCCCACAAAAAGGCTACAATTCTATGAGCCGTGTAATTTGTATAAGCGGTGTCTATATATGTCCATGTTGTATTTTTGTACGACTTTAAGTAATTTAAATTAGCTGTTTCAATAATATCGGACCCAACTGTCTCGAAGAAAAAAGAACGTTGTCTGCCACCACCCTCAACGCTACCAGCTACTACTGATGATAATCCTCCAAATCCGATGCGACTTTTATTGATATTAATGATGCTGGTTGTCCTAATGATTTCATGAATTGGTTCTATAAAATAGTCAAACTGAAATGTGCGAAAGTTTAATATCGCACCACCTTCATTTGCTGTCCAATATACTACATTGTTCGGATTTTTTATAGGATCAAAATCCTGATTACCACTTACGGCAGCGCTTCTACTAACACCAAACTCGGTTAATTCCACCTTTAAATCTAATTTCGTTGTTCCAGACCCCAAGTTTTGAAATAAATCAATGCGTGATTTCAATACGCCTTGTGTAGGATGCAATAAACTTTTAGTTCTATTAGTAGATCCAGTAATAATGGGCCGTGTCCCAGTAATATATGTTTGATACTGGTCAACGTCATTTATCGCACGAGTAGATGGACCTACAACAAAGTTCCCTGATAAATAATGACTTTGAAATGATATTGAATTTATTGGAAACAATACGCCAAAACCTTGATAAGCATTATGAATGGTTGCTAACGAAGTAGATAGGAGGACTGCAATATTGTCTAGTTCGGCTAAGTCTACATCAGTTGCAGTACCTTCTTTTCGTCTAAATACATCCAATCGTTCATCACTCCAACATAGATCAACCTCTCCAGCATCGTATTCATCTTTACATGCTGCATACGCGCCTATAAATGCAGCCTGGGCAAACTCGAAATTAGGATTACTGGATGAATAAATTCCAACTCGATCTACAAATTTTAAATTAGAAGATGTTGTAGTGGTGTTATTCCCATCATCGTCACGTTGGTCATCTACGTGTGTTTGAAGATTAACTGTATTATAATAGTTTCTTATAATATCATATGCAACAACTAATCCAGGATAGTTAGTATTAAACCAGTTGACAACTACATAACAATGTCGCATAATCGCCCATATGGCATTGTCTTTCGTACCCATCGCAGCGGTATTAAGCCAAAATCCACTGCCAAGTAATGTAGTATCGTCAAATGATATTAGTCCATTTATTCTCAACTTCATCCCATTATCTCGTAAAAATTCGGCTACTGGTTTTATGCTATCAAAGTTATAATCGGCTTCTCTGTAATTATATGTATAATTGAATGGTGGAAATATAGCTGGAGTTCCCAAAGCCGCATTTCTATTTCTAAGACGCTGTAATTCTCGAGGTAAATAGGAAGTTGGTGTTCGTCTGCGTTCGTCCGTTATACTGTCACTGAAGTTGTCACCTGCGATATTCCCAATATTGCGTGGGTGAATTTGTGACAATGAAATTTCTGATATTAAATAACAGTAATCAAAATTATCTACTATCTGTTTAGAATACTTAAATGTATCTGTTTCAATAAGGCATCCATACTTAAGTGTTTTTGACTGATTTGCAAATCTTAACTTAGTGTTATCTATCGGAATTGTAGTTAATGTGTCACGATTGACTATGCTCTGTATAGAGTTTTGAATGTTAGTATAAAATCTCCCATTGGGCGCGTTCCAAAAACTTTCAGGAGTATTTACTGAAGTATCTTTAAATCTTGATAATGGAATGGCTGCAGGTATAACGCATATTTGGCGGTTACTAGCCGTTAGACTCTGCTGAGACGCGTAATATTTTATAAATTCATGTCCACAATTTATTTCTTGTTGAGGGGGTTGGCGAGTATAACCCTGAGCTAGGACATTACTTGGAGGCGTGAGGTCATTTACATCATATGTGAATGACGATGTGGGTCCAACAAATCTATGAAGTAAATTTATGTTTTCGTTATCGTCTGGATTATTACTTATACTACCACCAGTATTCGCTAAAAAATTGTAAATTTTTACACTGTTATTATTTTTATCAATTAATGTCGTAGTTTTTTCATAATCTTGCAGTTGGGGATAGTCTGTATCTCTCTGAACTCTGTAAGTCCCAGATAATCTCTCAGCATCAGGCATTGTATAAAAATATCTATCGCGCCCTACCATGTTATCAGCGCCTGCTAGAATTATAATATCAAATCCCTTTGGCTTATATTGTAGCCGATTCGGCATCAGTGGGTATAGATCACTTTCAATTCCGTCTGTGACTGGACCATACAGTATTTGATACCATTTACCAATTTTTAAAAATTTAGTGGATTGAGTAATTGTTCGATTGATATTTACTCGCGGAGGTGTGTATGACGGTATATTAGTTACGATAATAGTGCGTGCACCCCCTCTTTCTGCAGAATATTCATACAAATAGAAGTTTACTCTGGTGACTTCATTTGAAATAGCAGTAAATTTATAAGTAACACGTAGTTGCCCTAACGTATATTCGGTAATGGTGCTCGGTAGATCATCTTCAAATGCGGAAGTAATTATATCAACTGTTGGGACAGTATACTCAAATAAATCATCATATGAGGGGACGAGTCCAGGCAATTCTATCCGCAGATAGTAGCTGGTTCCACTGCTCAATCCTGTCGTAGTGAATTGAATAGATGAGTCCCCAATAGTATCTGATTGTGTTTTTATTGTAGTGCTTTTATCAAATGACAAAATTTTACAAATAACACTATTGCCAGTAGTAGTTCTTGGGGGATTACGCCATACTAAAGTAACATTTACTAAACTTGCATTATATGTTATAATTGAGCTAGCTATAGTAGTGGGATTATAGCGAAATACGAAACTATTGCTGGATGTGTTGGCTCCTCCTGTAAATATAATCCACGCTGTATATTCGGTACCTGGTGTTAAAAATGTACTACCATTTATATCATCTATCGGTGGTAGATCGGCTATATTGGGATTATCTGGGAAGACGATATCCGCAGGCGACTCGTACTTCTTAACATCGCTTTGATAAATCACTATTCTACCACTTGCTTGGGGGCCTTTCCATGAAATTCGTGGCCGAAGAAATCCGTCTACAATAGTGGTACTGGGATTCTCGGTAGATATGCTTAATGCAACAGTTGTGTAGCTGTATTGCTTAGGAGTAGACACTTCCAAGGTTTGCGTATCCCCCGTTGCAATAGTTAGGCTTCCAGTCAACCTGTAAAAATAACCTATTTTAAATTCTTGGCCACTTGAGACCTGCGCAGAACCGCCCACGTTTATTCCGTTTGTGTTAATAGCACTTTGTGACACAGTGTTGTCCCTCGATATATCTGTATAACTACCTGCTTCGCTAGATGACTCTTGTACCTTATATGTGATCGACCGCGCGTATGTTCTATTACTGCAAAAAATCCTGGGTTGCAATATAATTTTACTAACGAACGTAATAGGATCATCTGCGAATCTGGTATATAGCAGAAAATTACGGAATTCGTATTGAGCCGATGATAATAAAAGTATTTCTATATTATTTGGCGATTGGATTGCATATAACTCGATCTTGTATACACCAGTAGTCGATAGCTCAGCAGTTTCTGCATCCATAAAATCAAGCGTAAGAGCTCCGCCAGCCGCTGTTGCCAATACACCATTAATACTATCGTCAAGTGTGAGCCGATTTTGCCCCCCTAGACTATCTCGAATAAATCCAACAAGAGTATTGTTTTTTGCATTAATCACTTTGCATCTAATCGGCATAGCATATGGTGGATCGCCAGGATAATACGTGGCAATTTCAGCTATAGAAGTATCCCTAGATAGAGTAATGTTCGCAGAAGTTCGCAGTGATCTAAAATATACATTCGTAATATCAATCCCAGTTAATGTTACTCTTTTGTTACTGCTATCGATTTGGAGAGTTCTACTACCATTGTCATAGATAAACTGGACTCTTGCAAAAAATAAAGAATTATAATAATCAGCAAAGTTTACATTTGCCTGGTAGGTAGCTACTCCCTGTACAATTTCACTATTACCGCCTGAAATTGCAGCCCTTGTATATATCCTCTCGTTTCCAACAGGAGCTGCTGGTGATACACTGTTATTATATAAAGTAATCGCAACACTAGTATAAAGTGGATCATATAAATTAACAGTAAGGCTAACTTCATTTCTTGTACTACGACTAAACGAGTTAATTCTTATAGGAAGATATCTTAATCTTATTGTACGATCTTGAAATATTGACGATCCTGGTACAGATACAGTAATATCATATAAATTATCGTTTATAAATGTACTCGGAGCAGATAAATTTAGGGTTAAAATAGTAGGAGTTATCGTAGAGGATTGTCCTAATTCTGAATTGGCTGCCGTTGATCTCGACGGAACAATATCGTGTATACTATCCTCTAGAACCAAACCTTGCAGGGGGGAGACACGTGTTATAGTCCAGACTGCATCTGGTATAGTAATACTAGTATAAGTATAAACTAACTTAATAGAGTCGTCCGATATAAAATCAGAAGCAAGTTCATCAAAATCAAATGTGCCAGTAAACGGTTCTGCAATTAATACATTATAGTTAGTAAGAATAGGGGCTGTTGGACCTGCTGTTATAATATATACGTTTGTGTCATTTCCGCCTGCTAAAAATTCAAACTCATATTGATAATCATTCAAGAATACATTACGTCCTAGTATATTTTTGTATATGTCTGGATAATCGCCTCCATAATTTATATCTCTTGATGTATCTAGTCTTATTGTGCTGGATATAGCCAGGGCACTACCATCAAAATACGACGATTTTTGTTGAATCGCTGTTTGTCTAAAAGGATTATTTGGATAAGCTCCGTTACTAGATGTATACGAAAATACATTACGAAGGGCACCTGAAGGCCCCACTCGGAAGTCAGCTAAGTTATCCTCGCATCCAGTAGCATATGTATATAACCCCCAGTTTACAACATAATTTCCCTTGCTTCCGTATGCGTTTACCCCAGTAGCAGAACCAATAAGTTTGGGATACCCTGCCTGTGCATAATTATCTACCAATCCAAAATAATAAAATGGAATATCGTGATATATAGTACCTGGGATAGATCCTGTTGGTCCAAGTTGGCTAGCGAGTTTATTAACCCAAGATCGTTGATTTTCTGTAGTTAGTATCGTAGTAGTCTCGAAACCACGCACTGATGCACCGTTGTCGAGTCGACGAGGGTTTAGGGTTGCATTATATGCGGTGTATCTATCTGAACCAGGTATTCCGACCTCTGCTATAAATACGAACGCATTACTATTATATCTTCTAATTACTGTTTTTACGGTGTCAAATATAGTCGTTAACTCGTTAAATGCATCATCAATCCCCACTGGATCTGCATCTTTGTTACTATAAAGTGGGTGAATATTCACTCCGACAAAATCACACAATTCCAGAAAAGTGCGTAACGTTGATTCAGTAAACGCGTTAGAGGATGTGGGATAAGTTTCCGTAACTACTCGAGGCGTTTCTATTATTCCCAATGGCACTGCATAAATAGGCCGCTGAGGACCAGATACCCCCCAGGCATAACCAGTTATAGCGCTACCACTAGCATCATCAACACCAGTAGTAGCAGCAGTCGCCAAAGTACTAGCAGCAGTTGCTAGATTCAATGCAGGCGTAACCGCTGCCTCAATACCACTTATACTAGACGCAAGTGCAGCATTGGCCGCATTTCTTACCTGAGTAACAGTAGTTGTTATATGGCCAACGACAGTGGCAATAGCAGTCTTAACCGCATCACTAACCCCAGAGACATTGCCAGCAGTAGTAGCGGCAGTAGCAGCGGTTTCAGCGGTAGTAGCAGCCGTACGAGCAGCAGTTATGCGAGAGTTTTTATTTGCAGAAGTAGCGGATTTAAGTACCGCAGCAGTATTGACAGCAGTTTGTGCAGTACTAGCAGCAACTCGTGCGGCAGTAGCAGCAATAGCGTCTGGAGTATTACGAACGTAACGAACTATTCTACCAGCTGAATCCCTTACATCTACTCTTGTACCTGATGCAGCAGGGGCCGTTCTTGCTGTATTGTAATGGGTAAAGTATTCTCGGAGATACTGAAATACTAGATAGTATTTATTGAGCATAGAAGTTCTAGCTAGGTCGGAATATCTTGATATATATGCTAGTTCCAACGTTTCATTTCCAAGCGATATTCCTATGATATTTTGTGTTCCATATTTTTCAAGTACGTGTAGTATATCGCGAGCTCTTAAAAATTCTACGCTATTAGTTCGAAGAGATGTCTCCCAGTAAGGGTAGCTAGGATCTGGAATAGCCCTAACTTCAATTCCCATTGCTGCTAAAATTTGTATGTTCTTAAGTTCACGGTAGTCTGTTTCCTCTTCTATCGTTTGTAAAATAGTATCTAATAACAGGGCGGAGTGATTGGGTCCTCCGCGGTTTGGAGTTCCAGGATATCCAGGTACCTCTTGTTTGTTAGTAATAATCTGGCCAGAATAAATCCGAATTCTATATGAAAATTTTACAGCTTCGATTAAGATAGGTCTCATGTTCGCGACTGTATACAGTGAAACGTTCATACTGAACGGAGTTACACAAATACCGTAACACGGTTTAGGAGCAGGGGCAGTAATCGTAGGCATTCTGCTACTGTATTCAGGACCAGTTGCCCTTGCTCCAGATACTATTTCTAAATTTGGTTGCTGACTATTCTCAAGATCTGCAACATCTATTTTTAACGCATCATACAGAACTACTGGACCAGTGCTTTCATTTCCCTTTCTAGTTATTTTTATTTGGACGTTATAGTCTTCTCCTAAAATATTATTTGCGTTCACTGCAAATGTGTTGATAGATGATATTATTACACTCTTAAGATCTATTCTTTGTCTGAATATAGTTGTTATTATGATTGGAACGCCATTTGCATAATTAGCCGTTAGTCGAATTGTATCGTTATTTTTTGGAGATTCACTGAGACTAATAGTTAGTGGACCACTGCTCAATCTAGTTCCAGCAGTAACCGTTCTTGTTCCAATTCGTATGAAAGAATTCGATTCTTCGCTTCGTCGATCAACAAAAATACTAGTAAAAGGAACAGATGTGGTAGGAGACTGATCCACGATATTTATTGTTAAATTTTTATTTTGATCTGGATCGAATAACAGCCCACCAGTTATACCTTGAATATAGTAAGTAGATTCAGTACTAATAACTGCATAATTTTTCGTTGTATTATAAGTGTACTGGCCAAAATATGAACGTCCAGAAGTAAACGTTAAGCCACCTGTGAGAGTACATATTATATTTGTGTACGTTGTATCTGATGGGGCTATACTGCTTGATATAGTCATTTGCCCTCCAAACGCAGTAACTGGCCCCCCAGCTGATGGTCGAGAATACAGCTGGATGTAGGTATTTGCTGGTAATCTAATATCACTTCGTATAGATGCAGTTATCTGATTATTAGCTCTGTATGATATATAGAACTCTATCAAATTTCGAGGATTATATGTCAGAGTGTATGCCCCAACTAATAAATTAGTGTTGTCAACCACTTCTATTTGATATTCAGCTCCATCAACAAAGGGTTCACTATCAAAAAAATCTAGTTGAACAGTATCTGTGTCAGTTGGTATTGGGAAGGGTTTAAGAACTAATCTGTTTCTACCTGTATCTGTTTTTCTAAACAAATATGCACTTAAACTATATGTAGGGCGACCTGTTAGAGCATCTAAAATAGGTACACTCTCAGCACGAGCCCATTTTGCGGTTACGAGTATTCTATTAGAGGTAGGGAGTTCAGTGAAGGCGGTGTCAGGATCATGTGTAAAGTGGATAAGGTATGGGTCGTATTGCGCGTTATAAGAGTACTTAATATCGTTCCAAGGTGTTACATTATCTCCAACTTTCATACGATTTGTATCTGTTTCAATTCCAATTTCACCATCTTGAAGAACTGGATCTTGAATGTACCAATTATTGGCCGTATCCCTCCTCGACTTAATGTGGACGTACGGCTGCGCCATTAACTACATACAAGATAATCCAGATACATTTGTAACAAAGAAGTCGCCGATACTGCCTCTTAGTATCTTCAATGGTGGTGCTGTTTTATGAATTGCAGTCTTTGTTTGATTAGGAAGTCTAAAATATCCACATTCATACTCGTCGGCGATTCCAAAATAAAGAGGACGTGTATCGATACATGAGTGCACAGACGCCAGCTTCTTAGTTATTCTGCGAAGGGAGCTAAGTGTTATACAATATTTTGTAGATGTTATATGATATGATATTTTATCTGGTCTATTAGATGATGCAATTGCCCAATCTAATTCACCACATTTGAACTCAGTACATATATCATGCATAATATCTGATATCTTATCTTCTTGTATATCATACTGGTCAACATCAAAGTATATTCTAACATATATGTTAGGATCTCGCATAGGTATAACTTCAATGTAACCTCTATCTTGTTCTAATAGTATTTCTAAATCATTTGGAGTTATATCTTCAATTTGACGAAATTTCTTATCTTTTGATTCGTATGTGAGTATATGCATTATGTCATATCACTTTCTAAAATATTTTGAAGAGAACCGTATTTTCCAGTCGAATCATCAACTATATTGAACGCTGCAAACTCGAACTTTTCAGTATAGGATGCTGTCGTTTTCTCTTTATATATTTTTTTAATGAAATCTCCGTTCTTATTATACAAAATATACGAAACCATGTATTCTGGGAATATGCTTCGCCCTGCATCGTTATAGGCAAATATGTATACATTCAATTTACTGATAACATATCTTAAATCGGCTGGGTATTTATAACTAAACTCGGAAACAGTTCTGTCTAATATACCAGACTGTTCAGAGAATAGAGGCCCCCCTCCATAAGAGTCTGGATTATCTGCCATTAACTGGGCTCCTACCACGGTTGATACTTTATTTTCGACCCAGAATACCTGATATCCAGTTATATCATCGGCAATCGAAATGTCCCAAGATACCTTAAACTCAAATATAGATGACTCTAATGATTCTAAGAATCCAGTAGAACCTGTACATTCTTCAAATATAATAGGCGGTGACGTAGGACTATTTCGTACAATCTCAACTACAGGCGGCTCCCCAACAACTTCATCGGATACTACTCCGTAGACTAACTCTGTATTACCATTAAGATCAACTACGGTGTCAATAATTGGAGGCTGTTTATTAGACACATATACCGCTGGATCTAATTCTGGTGCATTACTGTATATAATTGTCGTACCTGTAGTAAGTGTATCTATAATTTGATCTTCGAACCCAGACATTCTATTATGATATCTAGTTAAAAGTATAAAGCACAATTTAACTACATGGGCTGTGAATATCTCCCTTTAACTTGCAGTCGCCTGATGGGCACTTTACAGACCCTGGGGGGCACGGTTGGTCTACTCGTGTATCAGGATTATCGAAGGTTTCTAACAGCGGACGAACATACATGTATACTACATAATTAACCACAGCGAACACTATTCCGTGTAGCACTGCCTTTTCAATTAAACTTCCCTTAGGAGGTATACTCATATGAACGCCAGGAACAAAAATCATAAACAATACAACCTTCAACAGAATATTTACCCACATTTACATTCTTACTCAGTTTTTTCAGTGAGATTTTCAGGGTCATATGTCGCATGTCCTACTGCGACACATCCTTCATTTTCGGTCATTCGGAACCCATTGGGGCACGATGGGCCGAAGTTTCCAAAACGCTCACGAGCAGACCAGTAAATAGTCATTACTACAGAAGTAGAAACTGCGAATAACACCGCGTGCGTTAGAAGAACTACGGCAGAGCTGCTGCGCGATGGCAGCTTAAACAGCACACCTGGAACGAACGCTACAAATAGGATAACAGATACAACAATACTCACTAGGTCCATTTATTTACTGCTTCATAAATGTTTTCTTTACCCAGTTGCGGTCTGCTGTATATTTTCTGTTCGCATCCTTGTCGGTTCGCTTAGTATATGTCGCAACAGCGTTCAGTTTGCGAAATGTTTTGAGCGCCCCAGTTGAATGTACTGACCGACGCAGAGACCGATGGCGTGCGTTTGACCGTTTACGCACGGTATATCCAAATCTGGTTAATCCACCAGGTTTCAACTTTCCGATACCCTCGCCGTGTTTATCCGCCCAACGCCCAGGCGCCCCTCGATCTGTTATTCTGCTAGAAGGGACACGAGTTGTCTTTACCGTTGTATTGCGAACGCGTGTATCCGTTGGGCGCGTGAACGAACGCCGAGTGTGTGCTTTACGAGTATACGCCTTGCGCATTATCGTGCGGCGTCTTCCGCCACACGTTGTCTGCATTTATTCAGTCAAAAGAAGGTTTCTTGTTGGGACAAGAAGAGCATCCCTTTTTCGGAACCTTGATTTTTGAATAGTTCATAGCAACATAGGCCACAACCGCGACTAATGCTAAAAGAATCCACATCCACATTTTACTATAATAAGAGTTTTCATTCAGCAAGTGTATAACATATAGCATGGGTATCCCTTTTTATTTCGCATCACTTTTGAAATCCCATCGCGGTCTTACAAAAATTGTTAAACAGCGTATAGATGTGGATGTACTCGGCGTCGATTTTAACTGTCTGATTCACCGATACCTTAAAGAAGAATCGCCTATTCAATCAGTCGTAGATGCCTTTGAACACATTGTAAACGAAACATGTCGCCCTAAACATTTATTGATTGCAATGGACGGCGTTGTACCGTATGCTAAGATTGTTCAACAGCGATATCGTCGTATGAGAACACCTGAAAAGCCATCTGATGTATTCGATAGAAATCAGATTTCCCCAGGGACGCCGTATATGAAGGAACTTGAAAAGGCGCTAGTGGCAAGATTTCCATATGCAGTCATGAGTGGAACGTCCGAACCTGGTGAGGGTGAGCATAAGTTATTTCAAATGATTCGCAAGCTCCCTCCATCTGAAAGAAAAGATGTGAGTATTTATGGTCTCGATGCGGATTTGATCTTGATCTGTTTGCAGCATATGAATGTATCGCAGACGATGACCCTTCTAAGAGAAAGCGCTGAATTTAATGACCCAAAGCTTGAAACTGCGGAATTTTCTATGCTTATGATTCAGGCGCTTAATGATCAACTGCCACTTCCAACAGACCAATATATTGCATTGAGTATTCTTTGTTTTGGGAATGATTTCATGCCCAACTTGGGGATGTTTTCTTTGAGAGAGGGTGGATACGAGCGAGCACTACAAATTTATGAAAAAGCAGGGAATCCTGATCTATTGTCATATGACGGACGTGGGATATTTTTGGAGTTTGCAGAAAAAGATGAAATGAATGTGCTGAAAGAAAGAATTAACCTCCGAAGACGTCCTGAAGAAAAGGCACTGTGGGGGCGCGATGGAAGTCAGTTTGAAAGAATGTATCGTCTTCATATTCTTGATGGTGTCCAAAATGTTGAACCAGTCGTTCATGCATTTTGGAAAACATTTCACTGGACTCTTCACTATTTCAAAACCAATGAGGCATTGAATTGGGAATGGGTATATCCGTATCCAGACGCTCCCCTGCTAACTCATATTATGCAGCACGATGAGTCACTTCCAACCGCATCGGAAAGAAACTATAATACACTAAATCAGCTTCAATTCATTCTTCCAGCAAAATCTATTCGGATCGCGAAGAAGCTTGTCAAGTTTCCAGATGAGATTTATAATGAAACACGACATCCTTGGATGAAACGTCATGACTGGGAAATGGATCCGCGTATTTCTCTTCCGTGGAGTCCGTCTACTAACGAATGCGAAATCGCCCCCCTTGTAATGCCCCAGATATAGGCTTGTTAGGTACCATTGAAATAGCACCTGTTCTAGTCATGACTGAACGGTGAGACGGTGTCTCGTCTATAAAATCCAGGACATTTGCGTTGAAGTCGAACGTAGCAGTAGATATATCTGTCTTCGGATTCCAATATTCATTCATAATTTTCTTCAGTTCACGCACTTCTCCCATGTGCATCATACCTTCGCCAGTCATTTCTCGCCCCCAATTGCGTGTAAGATAATCCATGTATTTCTGGCGGTATGTGAACGCATCGGTTACACGTGTATTATTATAAAATGTATCAAGACACTCTCTGACAGTAGCAGGTTTTGGCTTATTCAGCCGCTTATTTACCGTGTTGTGAGCTCGTACAACAAACAAGAAAAAATTGAATCTGCTATCCGCCCATTCAGGATGTCTTGAAACATAATTATTAAAAATTATCTTAAAGTGATTATGGCAAGTGGGACAAGATAAAGAGTCCCTAAAAAGTTCAACAAACCTTTTTACGATTTGCTTATCTGTACTAGATGGTAACTCTGGATATAAAAGAGATACAGAGTGTAAGGTCATCCATCCCAAAGGTCCCCACAGAGAGGTCATTAATTTAATCTAAAGAAATGAATCCTGCAATTGCTCCGCCCTCTACGATATCTCTAACCAATGACGGAGGCGTGCCTTTTCCTTTGAGGAGCCCATGCTTATCTGCTATTTGTTTAACCTTTTCATTACTCATTTTTGAAAGCTTCTTGCGAATTGTCTTACGATGCTTTTTTGCACCAACATCTGTAATAATTTGAATTGTTTGTCTCTTTGCAGTTTTCTTCAGTGGAGGAGGCTTTGCAGGGTCTTTTACCCCTTCAACCTTTAAGATACCGCGTGGGAAGGTTCTCATAGTCTTTCGGCGACCTTTGCCTTCGGATTTAGTATTTTTTTCCAAAGGTTCGGTTGTGTCTAATTTTGTGATTTTTAGAGACATCTCTCCTTAAAAACGAATCAAGAAAGATTTACGCTAACCTCGCATTATTCACATACGATGGAGTGGAACGCTATTCGGTCGTATTTTGGCACACAGGGGGTTTCTCGCTTGGTTGAGCACCAAATTGAATCGTTTGAAGACTTTGTTCGCAATAAGATTCCGCTCATTGTGACTTCGACGGCGCCTATCGTTGTATGGCATGAACAGGATGAGAAAACTAAGAAATATAAGTATGAATTGAGGCTATCGTTTGAAAATATTACATATATGAAACCTCGCATTCAAGAGGCGACTGGTCGTGTGAAGCCAATGTTTCCGCAGGAAGCTCGTGTACGAAACTTCACGTACGCTGCCCAGATGTTCTGTGATGTTCGTTTTATTACTCGGACCTATAAGGGCGAAACATTTACCGAGTTTGACGAGGCAGTTCGTGTCTTTTCAGGCGTGTCGCTAGGAAAGATTCCAGTCATGCTGGGTTCATCACTGTGTATCATGGGTGACTATCCGCTGTCGAAGCAGGACATGGGCGAGTGCCCAAATGACCCAATGGGATACTTCATCATTCACGGCTCCGAGCGTACCATTCTATGCCAGGAGAAAGTGGCCGATAATCGCATCATGGTATTCTATAACAAGAAGACAGCTTCGAAGTATACGTATTCCGTCGAGATCAAATCGTTGCACGAATCGTTCACGACGCCTCCAAAGAAACTTGAAATTCGCATCAGTTCAAAGTTCAATGGACTTGGGTATCCTCTGATGATGTGTGTTCCTCGGTTCAGAGAAGATATCCCTGCGATTATCTTCTTTCGCGCCCTCGGACTTGAAGTTGATGAAGATATTGCCAAACTTGTGTGGGGAGAGGATATGGCTCAGGCAGAGTGCCTGGCAGCATCTTTCAAGGAGTGTATGGACATCAATGTGAATACTCGCGAAGATGCGATTTCATATCTAGCGTCTCATCTACAATACTCAACAACACACGAAGATAAGTGTGCGTATGTACGGACACTCCTGGAGACAGAGTATCTGCCTCACGTGAAGTTTGGAGGTGATACTTCAGACACAAAGACGCTGGAGGCTCGTAAGCTAATTATTACAGCGTCTATGATTCGTCGACTGATTCTGACCGACCAGGGACGCATTGCAATTGATGATCGCGACGCATACCCAAACAAGCGAATCGTAACTACTGGCGCCCTACTAACCCATCTATTCCGCCAGCTGTTCCAGAAAGTGTGTAAGGATGTGCGTGGTAAGTTCGTACATGAAGTCAATAATGACACGTGGAAAAAAGCGGATACTCCAAACCCCCTTGATGTGCTGAATGTCAATAATTTGTATAAAATCTTGAAGGTCTCGACCATCGAAGGAAAGCTGAAGCAGGCCCTTGCGACTGGTAATTTTACGGTACAGGGTCTTGGGACGTCTAACTCTGCGAGTCTTTCAAACGCGACCAAAGTAGGAGTGTCGCAGGTATTGAATCGTCTATCGTACCTTGCGACCGTTAGCCATCTGCGTCGTATTCAAACTCCAGTTGAGAAATCTGGTAAACTGCTGGCTCCTCGCAAACTACACGGAACAAGTTGGGGGTATGTATGTCCTGTGGAGACACCAGAAGGACATTCAGTTGGAATTGTGAAGGCGTTATCTATGCTGACATCCATTACACAGCATACACCATCGTCTGTTGCCTTGAAGGTGATTGAGTCCCTTGATTCTATTAGTTGGATTCGTGAGCCCAAAATGTATGCAGGTACTGCCCTGGTTGTTAATGGTGTAATTGTCGCGTATACACAGGATCCTGTTGGTGTATTTGGTCTATTGAAATCTGCGAAGCATTCATTCCGCCTACATCCTCACACTGCTATCGCATGGAATATTCTACAAAATACGATTACTATCGAATCGGACGGAGGCCGATTTGTGCGTCCGCTGTTTCGTGTTGAAAACAATAAACTTCTAGAAACTCCAGCATCCGATGTATGGAATGACTGGGTAAAGAGTTCTATGGAATTCATTGATCCATCGGAGTCGGATACAGTAAGGGTGGCAATGCTTCCAGCTGATATTACGAAACACCATACTCACTGCGAAATTCACCCAACGATGATTTTGGGCCACATGGCATCCACCATTCCAATGTCGGACCATAATCAGTCACCACGTAACACATACCAATCTGCAATGGGGAAACAGGCAGTTGGTATCTTTGCGCGAAACTATGCGAATCGTCTTGATAAAAACGGCTACATATTTTGTCAGCCTGCGCGTCCATTTGTTGAGACACGCACGATGCGAGTATTGAATACGGAGGAGATGCCATTTGGTATGAATGCGATCGTGGCTATTGGTATTTACGGAGGCTACAATCAGGAGGACTCTGTCATCTTGAATAAATCTGCGGTCAATCGTGGGCTATTTAGAACGCTATACTATACGATGTACAAAGATGAAGAACACCGTAATGTAACCAGTGGAAAGGAAGAAAAGTTTATGAAACCGAATCGTACTTCAACGCGCGGATACAAGACATCGTCGTACCATGCGATTCAGGACAACGGACTACCGCATGTTGGCGCACTTATTCAGGAGAATGATATCGTGATTGGGAAGGTTACGAACTTAAAACAGGATACGAATGGATATGCGTACCGAGATTCCTCGACAACGCATAAGAATTCGGAACCGTGCCGTGTTGATGGTGTTTGGCAAGATAAGAACTCGGATGGCTATCCGTTTGTGAAGGTCCGTGTAGTAAGCGAGCGTGTTCCTGAAATTGGGGATAAATTCAGTTCTCGACACGGTCAAAAGGGTACTTGCGGTATTCTATTGAATGAGGAGGATATGCCGTATACTGCGTCTGGGTTGCGTCCTGATCTTATCATGAACCCTCACGCAGTACCATCGCGAATGACAATTGCACAGTTGATGGAGACAATGTTTGGTAAGATTTGTTCGATGAAGGGTACGCTCGGCGACGGAACACCGTATTCGCATCTATCGCGCGATGAACTGAAGAAGCAGATGATTGAACTGGGAATGCATCCATATGGAAATGAGATTTTGTATAATGGTCAAACAGGCGAAATGATGGAGGCAGAAATCTTCATGGGGCCTACATTCTACCAGCGATTGAAGCACATGGTTGCAGATAAGAAACATTCTCGTGCTCGTGGACCCATTGTGAGTTTGACGCGCCAGCCTTGCGAGGGGCGTAGCAGAGACGGTGGTCTGCGCGTGGGTGAAATGGAGCGTGATTGTATGATTAGCCACGGAATTTCAATGTTCACCAAGGAGCGACTTATGGATGTGAGCGACCCATTCACTACTGGGTTCTGTAAGAGTTGCGGAACGCTTGCCGTAATGAATCCGAAAGAGAATATTTACCACTGTGGGTCGTGTGGGGTACAGACTCAGTTTGAGCATAAGACGATTCCGTATGCCGTGAAACTATGGGCTCAGGAGTTGGAGGCAATGCACATTGTCCCTCGTATGGTATTTGAATAATTAGTGTATTGGTGTTACAAATGCTCATATTTGATATCGGAGCAAATATTGGGAGATATGCTTTATCAAATTATCAACCTTCCGATAATATAATATGCGTTGAAGCATCTCCTTCAACATTTAGAACACTTTACAATAACACTAATAATCATAATAATATAAAGTGCATTAACTTTGCAGTAACAAATAGTTCAGAAGACTATGTTACATTTTATGATTCTCCTATTAATACAATATCTACTCTTGATAAAGCATGGTTATCGGATACTTCATCTAGATTTTATGGAACACACTATAATGAAATATTGGTTCCAACCATCAGTATAGATAAGCTTATAGAAAAATATGGTATCCCAGATATACTAAAGATAGATGTAGAAGGTGCTGAAAATATAGTTATTAAATCTTTATCTAAAAAGTGTAATATTCTATGTTTTGAATGGGCAACCGAATGGAATGCCAAGACATTTGAATGCATTGATCACCTCCATATGTTAGGATATGATAAATTTCATATTCAGATGGGAGATGCTTATACATATCGTCCATCAATTTTTGAGTATAGTGTTAATCAACTTAAAGAGAAGCTTGCGACTACAAAAAATAAGATAGACTGGGGTATGATATGGACCGCGTAATAAGATTTAAATGATACAATTTTAGATAGACCATATGGACATCTATGAATTTATAAAGAATCTTCCCATTAAGTGTCTGGTAGAGTTTGGATGTAATATGGGGGAAGATACTCGTAAATTCAGAGAAATGCACCCAAATGCTCGCATTGTATGCTTTGAACCAGATCCACGAAATATAACAATTTTAGATCGAAACGGAGTTCGGACCATAGCAGAAGTATATCCATATGCCGTATCTGACAAAAATGGAGTGATGGCTTTTCATCTATCTACAGGTGATGTAAGAACGGTTGATCCAAATAATGATTTTATAAATATTGATTGGTCGCTTTCTTCATCATTAAAAAAACCAACTGGACATTTGGACTTGCATAAGTGGATAACATTTCCGAATTCGGTCGATGTCCAAACTATACGACTAGATGATTTTGAGCCTCTTAAAAATACAATAATTGATTTTATGTGGGTCGATGTTCAGGGTGCCGAAGACCTAGTATTTTCAGGGGCAAAGGATACTCTTTCTCGAACACGATATGTATATACAGAATACTCAAACGTAGAATTATATGAGAATCAACTGAATTTAAGTCAAATACTTAAATTATTTGGGAGTTCATGGGAACTCGTACAGGACTTTGGGGGAGATATTCTGCTTCGAAATATAAATATAGAGCAAAGCCCTCCGTTAAATAATTTCAATTATAGTTTATTCAAGAGATAAATGTTTACAGTAAACTTATGTGGCGGTATTGGTAATCAATTATTTCAAATTGCATTTTTAGAATATTTACAAAAACATACTGGCATCAAATTTTATATCCGATCATCTGACATTTCAAGACACATTAGCGAACATTCAGATGTATGCTATTTCGATACAGTACTTACAAAGTGGAAAGAGTATTCTAATGATGTTCTTCCCACTTTAGATATTCACGAACATTATCTTCATCCAAAAGATTGGATCGATATAGTAAATAAACATCCTGATGTAAATATGCTTTTTCATGGCTATTTTCAAAATCATAATTATACAACGCAAGGATTTATAGATAAACTTTCGTTCTCAAACGAGATATTAGTTAAATACCCAACTATCCAAAGCACAGTATTCATACACATTCGCGGCGGAGACTACGTTGATCATGAATTACATCATGTTAAACTGATTGAATATTATAACACATCGATAAAGTTATTTCCTAAAGATACAGAGTTTTCAATATTTACGAATGATATAAATTATGCAAATAGTATACTAAAAGCACATGATATTAATTATAAGTTTATTAATGAATCTGATGTAGATAGCATTTATTTGATGAGTCAGTGTCAGGGAGGTATTTGTCCGAATTCTTCATTTTCTTGGTGGGGTGCAAGATTGAATCCGAATAGGAAATTGATTCTACCTTCCAAATGGTTCAACGATTCGAATTTCTACACAAACGGTTACTATTTTCCAGAAGCAACAATCGTAGACGTTGGAATGTGGAATTTTATAGATAAAGTCGTTTACATAAATTTAGATCATCGAACGGATAGAAACGAACACATGAAGCAGATAACAAATACATTTGGAGATAAAGTAAGCCGTTTTTCAGCCGTTAAAACAGATTATGGATTGATAGGTTGCTGTATGAGTCATATAACGATATTAAAAGATGCGATTGAACATAACTATAATAACATATTAGTGTTAGAAGACGATGCAATGTGGAATCATTTTGAGCAGGGGTATCAGATACTGAAGAACCTAGCATCTAATCCGTATGATGTTATTCTATTAGGAGGCAGTTTTGTAGACTACAATAAAGATACTTATAAACTTCATTCTGCGAAAACAACAACTGGATATTTAGTGAACAGACACTACATGCGAACTTTGCTATCTAATTTTGAGGAAGGTCTTTCACATCTAATAAAAGATTACAGCATATTCTTTGATTATGCTTTAGATGCATATTGGAATCGGTTGCAACAAAGGGATAATTGGTATATTGTTCAACCCCCATTAGTCTATCAGAAGCCCAGTTATAGTGATATTTGTAATTCACAAGTTGATTATAGACCACTTATGAATGTTGAATATACACCGATTCAACCCAAACAGTCTCTTGTACGGTTTTTGAAGTCACTTAAATAAGTAAAATAAATACTATATAATTCTAACTTTAAATCCATATAGGGATTGGTTACACACCGATAAGTTGATTCAACCAACAAAAAATACCCCCTTGCAATGCGACAGTTACAATATGCTAACAGTTAACAGTACTATATACTTACAAGTTGAACCAAATGCAATATGTTATGCCAGAGACTTTCTTTTAACAAACTGGAATAAGTTTAAATATATTATTACATATGATGATATTATATTAAATAGTGTACCAAATGCAGTAAAATATATATATATGGTACTACATGGATTAAAAAAGATGATTACGATAATATAGATGAATCATTAAAAAAGTTCAAAATCTCTACATTAGTTGGATTTAAGAATCGGGTACCTGGTCATAAACTGCGACAAGAGTTATATTATAGACAAAAGGAATTATCAGATTGTCCATTGTCCATTTATAGAAGTAATCACGGTATGCAATTACAGGATATTTCAAATAATATACTACTGCCAAACGATAATAAACTAAATTTATTCAAAGAGTTTCAGTTTTCAATAGTGATAGAGAATTCGCAGCAATCAAATTACTTTACTGAAAAACTAGTAGATTGTTTAATTACTAAGACAATTCCTATTTATTGGGGGTGTCCAAATATCTCGGACTACTTTGATTCAACTGGTTGGATTATTTTTAGTGATCTGAACGATTTAAAACATAAATTGTTACTGTTAGATAATACATACTATTCTAAATATACCGAAGTTATAAATAAGAATTATGAAACAGCAAAAATTTATACAGACTTTCATGAAAACTTAAATCGTGCGCTTAGAACCCTTCCAGACTATTAAAACGAATTTGGTCTTTACAAGATTTACTATATATAAGATGTCTCTCGAAATTGTGCTAGGCCCAATGTTCTCTGGTAAGTCCAGCCATGCTATTTCATATGTTCGTCGTCAAAAAGTAATTGGAAAATCAGTTATCGTTATTAAGCCTAATATCGATAACCGATATTCTCAGGAAGATGTGATGGTTACACACGACAACGAACAGATTCCCTGTATGATTTGGGATGTAAACCGACCGCTTTCTCCGACACACCAGATTACAAACAATAGTTGTATTGTAATTGAAGAAGCTCAGTTCTTTCGAGGATTGAGGGATTTTGTTATATTTGTTCTGAAAGCTCATAAACGCGATCTACTGCTGATTGGTCTTGATGGTGATGCGAGACAGGATCCATTTGGAGAAGTTCTAAACTGTATTCCATTTGCGACACATTTAACAAAATTACACGCATATTGTATGGTATGTAAAGACGGCACTGTCGCACCATTTACTCGAAAAAATGATAACAGCGGACCGCAAATTGACGTTGGTGGTTCTGATAAGTATCTGCCTGTTTGCCTAAAGCATCTAAACTGAACACGCATATATTGGGTAACATGACACTATATATCCGTGCCGAAAATTCCGAGCTACGCGATATGATTCAGAAGCAAATCGAGAATCATCGTTTTACTGACTCTGGATTTGATATTCCTCTAATTTCTTCCAATATTGACATGACCGAGAAGGTTCACTGTTTTTCACTAGGCATCAGTGTAGCTGCGACTTTGTCGGACAGTACTCCTGCGCCATGCCTTCTTCTACCTCGCTCTTCTATTTATAAGACCCCTTTTCGTCTGTGCAATTCGATTGGACTTATTGATTCTGGGTACCGCGGTGAGGTTAAGGCAATGGCCGATAATCTGAATCCTGAAGAGGAAACGACTATGCGATATGATGCTGGTAGTCGCCTTTTTCAAATTTGTCAGCACAACTTTCTGCCATGGAATCGCATTATACTAACCGATGAACTCCCATCTCCTCCTGATTCACGAGGGTCTGGAGGGTTTGGGTCTACTGGTCTACAGCTTGAGAATCATCCTCGAACTTAAACATATGGGTAAATGAGTACCAATGAAATAACATCGTGAACAATCGCACCCCAGTAAGCAGAATACCAACTGCTATTTAGGCCAAATATCATAAATATAATCACGACTATAGAACGCAGGAATGTATTGAGAATCGGATTCGCGGTCGGCATAAACCAGATGTTCATTTATACTTAGTGAAACGGATTTTAGATGTCAAGCTGCAAAATAATAAAATGACTGAATGGAAAGATATACTAGAGTTTGACTATGAAATAAACGAACAAGGTGACATTAGGAGTAAGAAATTCAAACGGATACTTACTCCAAATGTAGATAAAGATGGTTATAACTATATAGGTATCCGAAAAGTAGGGAATAGATTGAAATATTGGTTCCGAGTACACAGATTAGTCGCCACTGCATTCTGTGATAAACCAGATGACCCTACGAAAAGTGAAATAGACCACATAGATAGAAACGTGAAGAATAATCATTATACGAACCTGAGGTGGGTAGACAAATTAGAGAATAACTGTAATCGAAAAGATACTGCTTGGACTACTAACAAAACTACTGGAGAGTTGTATATAACAAAATATACCAATGGATTTATGATTAGAATAAATAGACACGATTTTAAACACAAATATTGGCATAAGACATTAGAGGATGCAATAGAACAGCGAAAAATAATCGTCGAGGGCGCGATGGTAAACTCCCAAAGAAAATTTTCTAATCGTATAGTATAAACACAAAATGGGCGGTAAGAACTGCCGCCAATAGTATTACGATAAAGGTAATGCTAGTCCGATGATATGCCAGGGCGACACTATCAAATTGCGGGAACATCCTGGAAACTATATCTACCACCTCATCCTTGAAAAAGAGATGACGGAACCACAGGGAAACTTGTGTGGCATGGTAAAAACGATATGAGTAGGGATAATCCGCAGCCAAGTCCTAACGGTTTACGACCTATGGATGCAGTTCAGAGACTGAATGGTAGTGGGCTTGCGAGTACGCAAGCTTAAGATACAGTCCAACCACTCCGAGAGGAGACATTTAAGAGGAATTTTTACATGATATCATCCATGTAAGAAGGAGAGCTTAAATATACTGATAACTTGGAGGGAGTTATCAGTATGGGTTTTTGGGTCTTATGCAGCTAGTGTCGTACGGTGCGCAGGACATTTACATCTCAGGTAACCCCCAGATTACCTTCTGGAAGGTGCTGTACAAGCGCCATACCAACTTCGCCGTGGAGTCGATTGAGGTTACCTTCAACGGCCAGGCCGACTTCAACAAGCGCGTGACGGCTGTGATTAACCGCAACGCCGATCTCATGTACAAGACGTACGTGCAGGTTGTGCTTCCCCAGATTGATCTTCGCACTGGAACTGGCGCTACCTTTACTGGTGGCGGTGTGAACTCTGGATTCCGCTGGCTCTCCTACATTGGCCACCGCCTCATCAAGCAGGTTGAGGTTGAGATTGGCGGCCAGCGCATCGATCGCCAGTATGGTGACTGGATGCAGATCTGGACCCAGCTCTCCACGGAGGCTGGTACGGTCGCCGCGCTGGACTCCATCATTGGCCAGACGCACGACCTCACCCTCATGAAGCGCGCCAGCGGTCTCTCCCTGGATGCGACCTGCGCTGCGACTGAGACGACGGTGTCTTGCGTGCCTCGCCAGGGCACCCCTGCGAAGACGCTGTACATTCCTCTGCAGTTCTGGTTCTGCCGCAACCCTGGTCTTGCGATCCCCCTGATTGCCCTCCAGTACCACGAGGTTCGCATCAATGTGGACTTCGAGACGTGGCAGAACTGCCAGTACTACGAGGCTGTGCTGGGTACCGCCGCCAGCGCCTCGGCCCAGTCGCTCGCCGCCGCGTCGCTGTATGTTGACTACGTGTACCTCGACACGGAGGAGCGCCGCCGTTTCGCCCAGCAGAGCCACGAGTACCTCATCGAGCAGGTGCAGTACACTGGCGCTGAGTCGATCACGTCGTCTTCCAACAAGATCCAGCTGAACTTCAATCACCCTGTGAAGGAGCTCTTCTGGGTGGTGCAGCGCGACTCGTTTGTTGATTGCTCGAACCCCCTGTGGATGCCTTCCATTGGCGGCCCCCAGCCTTTCAACTACTCCGATGACTTCAGCTCTGAGGGCATGGTGATGTCTCTGCTGTCCCAGGCGAATGGCACTGTTAACACTGATACGCTGGCGTCCAGTACCGTTGTGTCGGGGGCCACTGCGTTCCTCGGACAGGGCCCCACGCAGTCTGCCAGCAACTACGGTGCCGACCTCGTCGACAAGGGTGGCATGGCTGAGTTCGAGTCGACGGTTAACTACCTGCTCGCCAAGGTCATCCTCGACTCTGGTGTGCGCTGCGAGGGCAAGAACCCTGTGGAAGTCGCCAAGCTCCAGCTCAACGGCCAGGACCGTTTCACGGAGCGCGAGGGTACCTATTTCGACCGCGTGCAGCCTTACCAGCACCACAGCCGTACGCCTTCCACTGGTATCAACGTGTACTCGTTCGCGCTGCGCCCTGAGGAGCACCAGCCCAGTGGCACGTGCAACTTCTCGCGCATCGACAAGGCGACGCTGCAGCTGACTGTGTCCATCAACACGGTGGTTGGTGCTCGCACGGCCCAGGTGCGCGTGTATGCGCTGAACTACAACGTCCTGCGCGTGATGAGCGGTATGGGTGGTCTAGCCTACAGCAACTAAGCAGTAGGTGGTTAAAACAAATAAAAATACAAAAAAAGGGGAAACCCAAAATTGAGCGTTAATATTAACATTCAATTTTGTGAGTTATCATTAAATGTCGTTTTCATGGACAAGTCGAGATATTCAACTTCGAACAAATAATATTCTATCTAATATAGATATTAAGTATATATCTGTATGTAATAATTTGTCCGATATAAATGAACATATACCAACATTGTATAAGTATGCATTAGAATGTTCTCATATAACAGAATGTGGAGTTCGTAGTGTAGTTAGTTCGTATGCATTTGCAAAGGCACTTATTGGGGTAAAAAATAATAAACTAATTCAAGTTGACTTAGAAAATCATCAAAATATTATTGAGTTTCAAGCCCTATGCAAGAAAGAAGGTATAAATACGGTATTCTATGAAGCAAGCGATTTAGATTGCCCAATTGAAAATACTGAATTATTATTTATAGATACATGGCATATTTACGGTCATCTTAAGAGAGAATTGGCTCGCTGGTGTGAACATGTATCAAAATATATAATTTTACATGATACAACTGTCGATGGAGAATTTGGAGAAACCATTCGAATGGGGTTTGATGCTTATAAGCAGAGTATTGCAAGTGGAATACCAGTTGATGAAATAAATAAAGGATTATGGCCCGCTGTTGAAGAGTTTCTAGAAAAGCATCCAGAATGGTGTATTAAAGAAAGGTTTACTAATAACAATGGATTAACAATTCTTCAAAGGAAATAATACTAACTTCTAGGTAATGGACTTCCGTACTTTAATATTAATTGTCTAGTTTCATTTTCTCGAAAATGTTTACTATTACAAACTGTATTTGTTAATTGTAAATCGTGTATTCTTCCAATAATTGCTATCTCGTCATATATAACAGGGGTGCCAACTTCTTTATATAATCTATAATACCAGTCTAAGTCTAAGAACCAAATAAATTGTGGATCTAATGTAATATGTTTTAATGATTTATGTAATACAATTGCGACTGGGCCACCAATAGTATTGATTTGTAAAATATTATCATTCCATCTAGGCGTAAATTTAGTATTCATTGGTTCTACCATTTGTGAACATGCAATCCATTTAGCATTTGAATTTTTCATAAAATCTACAATATCTTGAACTGCGTCTGAGTGTGCATATCTTTCATCCATTGCCACATAGTGAAGGTAATCGCCTGTACAATATTTTAAGGCATTATTCCAATTATGACAAGGACTTCCATAATGTTCTGAATATTTTATATATATAAATTCAATCCCATTTGTATCTAATGTCGCTACCATGTCTTTTATAACATCGTCTTTACTGTGATCAGATACAATACACTGTATAGGTCGGTATGTTTGACTAAATACACTTAACAGATTCTCTTTGAGCAATTCAGAACCTTTTCCATAACATTCATACGAAGTAATTAAAATGCTGTAAGCCATTTTATCAACAGATTATAAAAATTAAAACCCAATATTTTCGTAGAAGAAATCTAAATCTATGAATAATGATCCCTAAAATAATACATCAAATTTGGATAGGTCCAAATACCAGACCTGATGTATGGATGGATACAGTTAGGAAATTCTGTCACGAGTTTGGATACGAATATAAATTGTGGGATAATGTGGCAGTTGCCAATTTCCCTTTAGTAAATATACAAGCATACACTACAGTTAAAGAGTACTGCGGAAAAGCCGATATATTGCGATATGAAATTTTACACAAATATGGGGGTATCTATATTGACGCGGATAGTGTTATACTGAAGGGGGATAAATTACACAAATTAATAACTGAGTTTGACGACGATTGTGGGTTTGGGTACGAAAGAGACGATGAACGATTATGTAATGGCGTTATACTTGCCAAAAAAGGTTCTGAGTTTTTAAAGCATTGTATTGATAACCTGAACTCTCGTGACTTTGTTTCTTATCATCCGTGGATATCAATTGGCCCGATATATATAACAGACCTATATAACAAGTATAAAGACCAAATTAAAGTAAAAACTTACGCTCGGACGATATTTTATCCGCGCCCATGGCAAGATATACATCAAATTGACTTACATAAATACACCCATATACCAGAAGAAAGTGTAATGTTTCAATACGGATACTCAACTAATTTTCTTAACAAACTATTTAGTGCAAAAAAACCAAGATTTATATTCAATAGAAGATTTAAGTAATGGATTGTAAATATGTTAATTCATTTGATGTGCACTCTATAGCAAATGTAAAGGGTCCATTTTTATCTGATTCAGAATACTTTATGTTCAAAGATTATAAAGGCATATATAATAACTCGTGTATAAATGTATGTCCTCAAGGGCTACCTATGTTCGTAAAACATATCCTTCCAAACATTACAGTCCCATTTAAATTAATTACAAACAATTCAGATAAAACTTTACCAGACGATTATCCAACCGAGAGCAATGTTATTTTAGAATCCCCATTCTTGAAGCACTGGTATTCTCAAAATTTTATACTCGACCATCCAAAAGTAACGCGGATACCTATTGGATTAGATTATCACTCATTAAAACCATATCAAACAAAGTTTATATGGCTTGCTAGTATTCCTCAACAACATCCCTTGGGTATTAGAAAGTCTCCAATTGAGCAGGAGTTAGAACTTCTAGTCATCAGAAATAATTCAAAGCCATTTTGGGAACGGCAAATAAAAGCATACGCAAACTTTCAATTTTTAATGAATAAAGGGTATGCAAAGGTTGATAGAGTTGATGCATTTAATACAATTTCAAAAGATGTTGTATTTTACCAGCCTACTAAGACAACCAGAAATATCTGCTGGAATAACATGATTCAATATGCCTTCGTAATATCTCCCCATGGGAACGGACTTGACTGCCATCGTACCTGGGAGGCGCTTGCGTTAGGATGTATTCCTGTTGTTAAGTCGAGTGGTATTGACCCACTGTTCGAAGAGTTGCCTGTTTGGACCGTTAAAGATTGGAATGAAGTTACTCTTGATAATATGAAACGCGTAATTGAAAGTTTCAAATTGAAATCTTTTAACTACGAAAAACTCACAACTGAGTATTGGAAATCAAAAATTATGAATACATAATAAATGCCAGACAAGACGCGTAAAGTAGGTTCTCGAGCACAGGTTATGCACGGCACTGCTGCGCACACCAAGGGTGGTCTCACCAAGAAGGATTTGAAGTATAACAAGGCTGGTCGTATTGTATCTCGCAAGAAGAGTGCGACAATGAAGCGTCGCGTATAAGTATTTTAAACGAACGCTTCATAACACATAAAAATGGTCGAGTATCTTGTCGAAGCCAAGACGGTCCAGACAGGAGCCATTCGTACACTAGTAGAAGCTCTAAAATGTATTCTTGTTGAAATGAGCTTGCTATTTGATTCTGAAGGTATTCGTATGGTTGCTATGGACAATACGCGAACTGTTCTGGTACATCTCCGTTTGTATGCCGATAAGTTTGAAAAATACGCATACAATCATTCCAGTCAAAAGTTTGTGATTGGTGTAAATACTGATCACCTATATCGTATTATTAAGACTGCGACTAATGACGATACGCTGACTTTCTATGTCGATAGCAACGATGCGAATACACTGGGCATTCTTCTAGAGGATGGTGAGAAGAAGCAGGTGACTCGCTATAAGCTCAATCTGCTAGATAGGGACGAACCTGATATTCAGCTGCCTGAAACTGAATTTTCAGCACATGTTACTATGCCGTCGCTTGATTTTCAGAAGATATGTCGCGATATGACGCTTCTCGGAGCTAAAATGGTGGAGATTAAGAATGTAGGTTCTTCATTGACCTTTGGATGCAAGGGGCATTTTGCATCGCGCACGACTGTTATGGGTGATTCGGACAACGATTTTAGCATTCAAAAGAAGACGAATGACGAGATTGTAACTGGTACATTCTCACTTCCTCATTTGGTACTTTTCACCAAGTGTACGAACCTGTGTAATAATTTAGAAATTCATATGAAGAATGACTGGTTTATGCTCATTCGTTATGTTGTGGCTAATTTGGGCGATGTAAAACTTGCGCTCATGCCATGCTCGGCTTAATTTATTGAAAGAAATATAAACATGTTTCCAGCTCCATCAGTAATGGCCCACATTATAAGTGGGACTATTGTAGTAGGATCTGTATTGTATGCGGTTCTATATGGCTTAACAATAAGTAAGCTGGATACGTACCGGATATTGGTATTAGCCTTGTTGTTTTCAATTGCGATAGGATTGCATGGAGTATCGCATGCGATTTTAGAAAAGGAGTACAACTATGTTCCTTTTTATTTATTACCTAAATCCACATAGATGCCCCAACTACGCTTCGGCCATACATAACACATCTTGCAACCAGTTCAAGTCCTAAAAACATAACACCTACGGTGCTCAACATAAGTGTGACCCCCATACGTGTTTCCTTTTGGACTGGAACGTTAAATATTGTGAGTAAAGAGTCTATCATAGTATGACTATTTGGCCCAAGTAATCTTCGTTCTATCGAAGTTAATACACATGTTTGCAATATTATGTGTTGGACCCATATAATACAAATAAATACAAATATCATAAGCTGAAACCAAAAAATAGGATATACTGTATGCGATAGAACTACTAGCGTCATCAGTGTCCAAAAGCCAAACATATGCAATACATATATAATTTCCCCAAGTATCTCATCCTTATCTGTTATCCATTTATACACGAAGCGGAGCCACGCTTCGACGTTGTCTATTATAGTGGATTTCAGAGACATTATTCTTACTTAGGACGAGATTTATGCGCTGTGTACGTAACGTCATCTCCAATTTTAAATCCTTTCATTGTATTATTTAAGATTGACTTATTTGATGCAGTTGTGGTTGTGTTCCAAATCTTCACAATTGAAAATGCTCCTTTGGGGGATAGCGTAATTCCAGCAATAGTATCGGTGCTGGTGTTCAATATTTCACCAGATACACAATGAACCATCATATCGATAAAACTATCATATGCGACAGAAGCTTCAATCTTCTTTGACCATGATCCACCATGTTCATTTTCAGGAGAATCCCACAGAGGTTTGAATCCCTTACGCATAAAGAAGAACATTCCAGACTCCCAAGCCTCTTTTTTAATAGAATCCACTATTGTCCAGAACTGCTGAGGAGTCGAAACATCTGCTACACGAATGTAACTTTCTAGAGAATAATCCTTATTCTCGGGGTCATGATACCACAACATCCAAGAATACTCGAATCTTGTGGTAGCAACTGAATCCCCCATTTATACTTAACTATTATTCAGCACTCTTTATATAAATTCTATTCGTTTTGGAAAAGTTTTCATGTAAGCTACGAATAAGAATCATGGCTGGAATTACTGTATCACAGGTATACTCTGTTCGTGATATGGCTAAGCTTATTCTTCCTAAGGTTGTACAAGATAACATTGCAAAGCTGCGAATTAGCCCAATGGTATTTAAGCCGTTCCATAAGCTGCCTGCGCGTACCTTTCATCCTAAAAAACACGCCGATAACTGGAGAGAACGAGTTCTAGTTGATATTGTTCGTCGCGTTAAAGAACGAGAGGACCCTGAATATTCTGATATATTCGGTATTCTGAATAAGATTACAGTATCGTCTGTTGAAAAGCTATCCAAGGATGCGATTGAAAAGATTAGAAAGAGAGACGAAACATTCCGCCTACGAATCGCTACCCTATTGTTTGACAAAGCTATTACAAATCACGGATTTGCGTCGGTTATTGCTGAAAGTGCGCGGATAATGACTACTGCGATACCTGACATGAAAGATGATATCCTTACCCAAGTCCAGATGTTCCCAACATTGTACAATATGAATGAGACGCTAGTATTTCCAACCAGTACCGACTCAGACTTTGACAACAAGGTAATTGAATGGACGAAGCAGAAGGAAAAGAGAAGAGGATATGCGAAGTTTATGATGGAGCTGTGTATCCGCGATTTAGTGTCTACGGATTGTGTAAAATCTGGTCTTAAAGACGTAATAAATGAACTGAATGATGTTGCTAAGCAATCAAGAACCGCACAGTCTGAAGAGAACGTGGGACAATATGCGATGTTCCTATACGAGTCCGCAAAACTCGCACACATTCAAGTCATTCGGTCTTTCCTGGCGGAATCCATACGAACCCTGTTAACAATTGAAAAATCACAGCTACCATCTCTACATATGCGGTCGAGGTTCAAGCTGGAAGATGCGTTCAAACTCGTTCAATAAGAGAATTGTATAATGTAAATGAGCCTACCCCCAGCAAGTGTATTACTCCGAGGTGCGCAGGTTGCGATTGAACAGGATAAGCCCATTTATCTGGACTACTATCGTGCTAGCGTAGAGAAATCCTGTTGCATTGGGGTTCAGCCAGACAACACGAAGTTTCTCGTTAAGTCAAATGAGGAGTATACGTCCACGATTCAGAATGTATACAAATGCGAGACCTGTTATATTATCATGACTGAGAACTCATTATACATCATAGATGGCGGTGTTCCCATTAAGAAGATCGTCGCACCTGTCGCCGACGCGTAGACCATTTGCGTTTAGCCCATTCTTCAATGTCTGAATAGAGTTCGATAAAATCGCGGCAAGGTTTCCTGTTCCTCAAGTAGAATCTCTCTAAAATGTAAATGTCTACATATGTAACGGTTACTATGTTTTCAAGTGTAGCCCCAGCAAAGAAGTTGTATCGTGAAATCGCTCCGATTCTTGTAGAAGCTGGCGCTAAGTCTAACAAATCAGCTAAGGCCGAAGGTCTTGTAGAAAGTGAACATTTACTATCGTCAAAAGTAAAAGCAAAGAATGTAACGCGTGCACTCAATAAAACACTCAAAAAGGCAACATTTAAGGCAGTTGCGAGTGTTATGCCTCCCTCTTATGTAAAAACTGGAAGTCGTGGAATCGTTCGTCCTGATTATAGCGTTTCTGGTAAGAAGTCTCCAGCCGTTCCTGGATTCGCAAGTATGTTTCGCAAGACAAAGAAAGCTAAATCCGTATAGATGGAACGTATTTCAACTATATAATGGTTCTTAATTATCCTCCTCCTCACTACATCCTGTTTGAACCTCTCAATGATGTTCAAACACTTCACATATGGAACGCATACAAGTCTGATCACAGAGACTCGTGTGAGTTTGAAGTCGTGGATGCCGCAAAACTACACTCAATCGAAACATTTACACCTTGGTTTGAAAACTGGATTACTCGCAAATCGTTTGCTAAGTTCCGAGTATTGCTAGTATTACATTCAGAGTTTTTAACATTTTCATGTCAGCAAGTGTTGAGAAGATCTCTCGAACAGAGGTCTTACAAATGCAGAGTTTGGTTTCACATCGAAGACCCTACTCAGCTCCAACCTGCGATTATAAGCAGATGTATTGTGAAACGAATTGATACTCATATTAATACTCCTCGCATAAGTAAGATATGAAGCTCGTGGTATATACTGACGGCGCATGTACGAACAATGGGAAGAAAGGAGCCAGAGCAGCGTTTGCGTATTATTTCCCAGAGCATCCTTCGGAATCTCATGCGGACAGAGTTCCAGACGATCAACCGCAAACTAATAATCGTGGAGAGCTTCTCGCAATCTTATCTGCGATTGATAAATCAGTATCATCATTCAAGGCAGACGAAGTTGACATATTTGTCTATACAGATTCCGATTATTCAAAAAACTGTATAACCAAGTGGATTCCAGGGTGGATTAAAAAGGGCTGGAAGACAGCCGAAGGAAAGCCTGTCGCAAATCGCGATTTAATAGAACAAATCAGCGGCCGTCTTATGCTATTTCAGTCCCACTCAATTAATTGGGTCAAGGCGCATACAGGGGGGGACGATGAACACAGTAGGTACAACGGAGTTGTTGATAGAATGGCGGTAGAAGTACTTGAAGGTAAAAAGGAGGTTGTGATTACTCCTAAAAATAAAGATATAACTGGATCGCCGCTACAACTCATAGGTCCACCTGTTTCGGAAACAGAACTTGTTACTTGGTGTATGGCAAATTTAGACAAACTTGATAAAGATGCGCTACATACAGCTGTCATACAGGCTTATGGGAAGACATGTAAGAAAAACGGAACTGAGCTAGTTAAACAGAAACTACATAGGTCTACATTATATCGTCTGATATCATCTTCACATATCATTGTCGATAATAACAAAGAAGAATGAGTATTCGTGCGTTTCACTTTTGGTCTCCGACGTGCGGACCTTGTAAGGTTATTAAGCCTGCGATTGAAGATTTGAAGGAAGAGTTTTCGCAGGTTCGGTGGGAGAGCATTAATACGCAAGATGACCCTGCTGGGCTATCTCATACAATGAACGTCCAGGTGGTTCCAACTATTGTAGTTATTGCATATAACTCTGCAGGGCAGCAAGTTTATATCGATAAGCAGTCAGGGACCGCAATGGCAAATTATTACCGAATTATTCGTTCAGCTATTCGCGCTACTTCTTCTTAGGCTCAATTGCTATCGAATAGTTAGGTAATCTATTGCGGTATAGATTCCATACCACCGCCCATCCCATTGCCCCAATTCCAACTCCCAGGGCAGATGCGACACCTGCATTCAAGAGATTCGTGGCAAACACTGGCCCTGATGTGCTGTGGATTGCCTGTAGAGCTAAAATCATAGCACCGAGTAGAGTTGTCAGTAGCTGGTAGTTATAGGCAGACGTGTTAACCCATACATCGTGAACCCAAAATGTCAGGATAGCAGCGGTTGCCACCGTTAGGCTCGACAGGTACGCGCTTGGACCGTGAACTGCGCGCTGCATAACATAGCCAATTCCCATCGCAGCCACTCCTGTTAGGGTCAGGTTTGAGTATCTGAACTCACGATTATAAATATCAATGAGGGGACCGATTGCGATTAACACGTACGGAATGCCAATTCCTATCATACGGCCATATTTAGATACCGTTTCCATAGTAGGCAGGCTTGAAGGGGATGGCACGGTAGGAGGTCCTGGCGGACGAACTGAGAATAACAGTCCACCCACAACTGCAATGATTAACAAACTATATGATAATGCATATATAGTTTCGGCGTCCATATTTAATAACTACATACAAAATACTGAATATTACACAAATGGAAGAAGCTGCTCCTACGAAGCCAGTCGTTCCTCCAACAAAAACGCCGTCTGCTAAAAAAACCACCTGGACGGATGTGCTAAATGGAATTATCTACATGGCACTTTCGGTAGCAGCTATATACTATGGATGGATTTTTGGACAAAAATATGCTTTGAAATATTGGATGATCGTTCAGGTTATCGGAACGACACTTCAGACATATATACTTAAGATGATCGCGAGTATTCGCCAGTTCGCGAGTAAACAGGTACAATAATTACGAATAACTACGACGGTCGCGATAGTCCCAGTCATCGCCAGTACCGTCGTTCCATACACTATCTCTATCCGCCGCGGCCTTTTCTTCCGCCTCTTGGGCAATCTGGCGTTCAATTTTTTCTTCAATAGTTAGCTCGCGTTTAGCCTTCTTTTCAATAGTCTTCCAATCGGAGGTGTCGGTATCCACAAACTCCGCATCTTCTTGAACTGAATAATTCTCGGCATACTCGCCCCTGTCATTCTTAAAGACAAACACATTTTGTTCATCACGCCGACGGATATCTGATTCGTACCGAGCGCGAAACTCCTTAGCCTCCTTTTTCATCTGCTCTTCCTCGTCGTGCTCTTTCCATTCGCTAGCTAGCACTGCAAATGAACGAGTGCTAGACCAGGCATTCGTCCTCACAGGCGCTGAACTAAGAGAGGGGAAATCGTCGGATGTTGGAAGCTTCTTCTCTGGAACCGAATTTGTCTTTCTATTGCGCATGTACGGAGGAATGTATGTTGATGACATCTTGGGGGTAATATGTTTGTAGATTAGCAAAAAAAATCCGTTTTTGGAATTTTTGCTTGAAAACGAACCTACACATGCTAGACATTCTTATAACAAGGATGACATACGGAGTAACTATTGCTCTTAATGGGCATATTTCAGATATCCAAATCCCTGCAAAGACAACCGATGTTCTTGAATGGATTCGTAAAAAGTATAAAAACCAACAGATCCAGTTTCAAGGCAAACTACAGGATCCTACCAAAGAAACACGGTGGCTGTCAGTATTCGCGTCAACATCGGAAGACGATGAGAACACACACATGCTTCCATCTCCTTTCGATGAGGAAGCGTATACGAGTGTTATTGTAATTCTTGCGAGTACTTCGGATAATCAAGATGAATACGAACGCTCAGTTTCAGAGTATACCGATATTCGTACAGACGATTACGAAACGCTGTATCAGGAATGGGCGTTTGTAATCGATGAGGAAGAAGACGACGAGGTAGAAGAACAATATGAAGACATCTCTGAGCCAGATATGATTGAAGACGAAGAGGAGGAAGAAGTTGTTCAACCTGTTACTCCTGTTGTAAAAGCATCAACCGTAAAAGCTCGCGATGTATTTGTGAGCTGTGCGATCCGCGAAAAAGTTATTGAAAACTTCAAAGAATTATTTGATACCGAAGAGATTGCAACCGAGTTTGAGTTATACATGCTCAAAGCCTTAATTGAGCGAGCGATTAAAGAAGGTATAGATGTAGATTGGTCAAATCGTACATTTTGGAATATGTACCGAAGCAGGGCAATCACTCTATACGAAAACTTGAAAGGCGCAGATAGTTATGTCCAAAATAACCAGTCGCTGATTGAAAAAATCAAATCAGGAGAACTTGACTTGAAACAGGTAGCCGAGATGACATCTATGGATTTGTGTCCTTCTCGCTGGAAAGACGCGATTGAGAAGATTATCGAACAGGAGAAGAAGCTGTATTCTTCCAACCAGTCTGCTTCAATCTTTATGCGCTGTTCTAGCTGCAAGAAGACTACGAAGTGTGACTATTATCAGCTCCAGACTCGATCAGCGGACGAGCCAATGACGACGTTTGTAACGTGTCTGGAATGTGACAAGCGGTGGAAGTTTTAAATCCCTCTGGAGATGAACCTTCAACATATACATCAATTGGATCCAATCCGTTTGTGATTTCTGGCTTACTCAAGTCAGGAGTCGTTGCCCCAAATGTCTTTTTAAATTTAGAAATGATACCATCTGGGACCTGTGGACTCGTTTCCTGTAGCCTATCTAGTTGCTCGCGCACTACCTTAAGCATATCCCCAGCTTGAATGCGTTCGCTACGCGGCAGCGACAATTCGACCAGAATGAACCTGTGAATTTTTGAGTATGCGACAGATGTTTGACGATGTGCCTCCGATCGTTTTGCCCATCCAAAGTGCGTTGAAACTGTGTTGAGTACCCCTACAATTAAACTTAGTGTTCCGATCCCAACGCTAGAGGCAACAGGGTCGCTGAATAAAGTTTGCGAACCAATACTCGCTGTACCTGCGACCGTGGATAACACGATAGTCGGCAGCGCAATATAGTTATAAAATGTAGAGTATCGTTTTTCAGCATGCGTATGCAACCATGCGTAACATAGCGCTCGTTCCCCCTGCTCGGCAATGATTCTCTCAATTTGCGAGTTCCACTTAATGTTCCCTCCCATTATGTCCATACTTATTTTAAATATTGGTTTTAACACAATGGGGCTGAAGGATGTCTTGGAAGCCAATAAGGTTCCACTTCCTCCAGATTTTGATGAGCGATTAAACCTGGTTATGTTGGGATTAAGGAGAGACCCTAGATTTGACACAGAACTTGAAAAGTTCAAAAACAAACAAGATGGAGGCGTAAAAATTCCAGCATTCGCAAAGGGATTAAAGGCAAATATCCCTGCTACGGCAAATGCGTCTGCGTCCCTTGCCCCTCCAATGGCATTGGACAGCGAAGACTGGATGGGTCCTCGTATCAAATGGTTTTTGGATACTATAACCTCTCCATATGTGCGAGTTATGTTGCGAGGCCTGTTTATTATTATATTTTTCGTGAGCTATTTAGAAGCCATTCCAGTATTTGGGAACATCCTGAGCGTTGCACTAGATATTATGGTAACAGGTGGTAAAGTTATCACCAAATCGGTTCAGAAGCAAATCCCATTTGTTATGGGGTTGATACCTATACCATATGCTAGCTTGATTGGGCTTATTATGGCTGCTATTTACGGAGCAATGGTGTGGCCCATGATTGCAATGGTTGCGTTTAGTCGCCAGGATTTCACATCAGCAATTGAGTCATTCTTACGAGCAATACCGCCTCCAGCAGGAGATATGATTGCAGACCTGTTTTTGGAAGGTAATCGTTTTGTAGCCAAAATGGAGGCTAAGCGTCAAAAGCTAGCCCACAGTATCGCATCGGCTATTAATACAGTTGCGACTCTTATTGAGGATATATCAAGTCGCCTTAACACTGGGTTGTCCAATGTGAGCGCTCAAGTTACTCGAGCATCTCAAATGAAGGACAGAGCGCTTAACCAGATACAATCATCCACTGAACAAGTAGTTGATACCCCTCCAGAACCAATCAATCCATCCACACAACCAATAACAACCGCGTTCAAAGATGTTAAGAAGACTACACCCCAGGGTGTGTCAAATAACATGAAGTCACTTTCTGGTAAAATCAAGCAGGCTGCAAAGCCTCGCGCATCTTTTGCGCCTACTCCAGTGGGCCGTGGCATGCGCAAAGGGCTTTCAACTAGACGCCATATAGGTAATAAATGGACGAAGACTCAGCGAATAAAGTCCGTGATGCACTAAAGCAGTGGATTAGTCTCGATGATCGTATGCGAGAGCTTCAAAATGAAATGAAGAAGATTCGCGAACAAAAAACTACTCTGTCTGGGACTGTTCTTGGATTCATGCGAGACAACCAGATTGATGATCTAGCGCTAGAGGGTTCTGGTGTCGGTAATATTCGTCGTTCAGTACGCACGAGTCGGCCACCGCTTCGTCGCAATTACATTCGAACGCAGCTTCTGATTCAATTTGCAGACCAGCCTCAGCGAGTCGCAGAGGTTCTGCGAGCAATTGAGGGAATTCCTGACGGAGCGGACGATATGTCTACTGGGGGAACACAGCGAGAGCTACTAGTGCGTCATATTCCTCGCTCAAAGACCACGATGTCAATTTCTACCTAATTATTTATGAATTTTATTGATTCTCGCGCCGCATACTGTTCTGCTTGTTTTTTAGTCGAAGACATTCCTTTGCCTAGGATATTTCCAGTGTGGTCTACTACTGCCATCGTATACTGACCATTTTCCTGCGAAATCATTGTATAGGTTGGAGTCAAATGGAATTTTGCCTGATATAGCTTTTGAAACTGTTCCTTGAAATTCCGATTGTTCAGCAACAGCTTTGGAATATCAATATATGATTCAATAAGAGATACGATAAATCCGTATACAACTTTGAAATCATATTCACTATCGATCCATAAAGCACCGATAAATGCCTCAAGAATATCTCCTAGTTTTTTGATATTTGTTCGTCCAAAGCAAATATCTTCGTTGTGTCTTGAAATGATGTAGAACTTATCGAGACCAATAGTCTGACTTAGGCCTCCGAGTGTATCATTGCATACAATCTCTTTTTTGACATCTGTTAGAAATCCTTCATTTTCAGATGGGAATCTATTCATTAAATAAGTTGAAACAGATGCCCCAAGAACAGAATCTCCAAGATGCTCCATTCTCTCGTAAGATTCATCGAACAGCTCCAAGCAATTTGCTGGACGAGGAGTCAGTTCTGTTGATTCTCCTGTTGGCGTTGTATATTCTGTTCGTTTTACATATGATGAATGTACCATTGCAGTCTGATATGGTTGAACATTCCGAACTTTAAATGATATGTTGTGAACATTCAAAATCGCTTGTATATCCTGCTGGCTAAACAGGCGATTTTTCAAATTATATGGGTTGTATGTCATGGTTAATGCTTGCGCCCTACTGTCTTTCGGTGTTTCCGTTTTGAATGACGTTTCGTCCTTCGGTGTCTTCCGCTTCCTGATTGAGGTAAACTTAATTGGGCTGCATTTGCTATAACCTCATCAGCATAATCGGCATATGCTTGTTCATCAAGCGGAGTTCTAGACGCCCATCGCTCTGGATCCACAATTTTTGCTACTCCAAACAAAATGTTCATTCGCACAGTATCTTCTCCAAAATTGATTTTATCCAAAATAGGCTGTACTCTTTCCTTGATTGCTACTAATCGGTCCTTCAGCCACTGAGCCTTGTTACTTAACTGCCCTCCATCAATATTTGCCTTTTTTATTTCAGGAACAGTTAAATTAAGTACTCGGATAATTTCAGCCTCATCTATATCCCATCTAACAATCCGTCCTGTCTCATCAGATATTTCCTTAATAAAAACAGAACTACTCTTTGGACCATTACATGCAGTATGAGCCCATGCGTATTCTGCTTTTACCAACTCAGGTGTTGAAGTTGATGGTGTTTTCGGCAGGGCAATATCTGCAAACATAACCGCTTGAATAACTGGTAGTATATGTTCGCATGCGATTACATCAACTGCTTTTCCATCGCGATAGAGTGCAAAATCGCATAACCAACACTTCGTATCTGCTGCTGGGGGGTTCACTAATCCTGCACGCACACATTGAGCTGTATTATCTGCTGGAGCAAACATATATCGGACTGCCTTTCGGTTAGCAATAAAATTTGCGACTACTTTTGGCCCAAACGCTTTTGTCGCTACTACAATAGCAGGAGATTTTGTACTTAATTTATCCTTCAAATACTTTACGTATTTTGCAGCATCCCCCTCTAAATTTGAAAAATCTACTGGATTCACAGCTAAGTCCATCAATATATCTGCAACTTCAGCCCTTGATTTTTGTTGGCCTTCTTCTTTTCTCATTCGTTTAGCCGCATTGGCCTGTGTTACGGCACTTGCATTAGTCTTTGCCGCTCGTCCAGGAAATCGCGGAACTTCTGGTGTGTCGTCACGACCACGCTTCATTACTTATTTCAATCATTTTTTACACGAGTGAAGCTGAACTCTGTAGATACCAATTTATCTTTCATAGAATCAACGATAAAGTCAAAGCACTCGATTGAATTCGGAGATACGCTTGAATCAAAGTATGCATCCAATAGCCCTTTCAGTTCCTTCTTTGAAATAGACCAAGCCTTATTCCAACCAGGCCGCTGAATTTTTACGATAGATCCGTCCTCTACCAAACTGAGCTTTTCAACTTGCTGCAGTTCAGGATTCTTCAAGATTTCAGCCATCTTAATTTCGATATGCTTCCGCTCAGTTCGCAAATTGTGTACCTTCTTATTCAACTCTTGAATCTCGTCGTCTAGTGCGCGAAAAGACTGGAGTGTGGTCTTCAAAGTCTGAATCAAAGAAGTCATTTGGGGGATGAGTTATTAACTATATAAAAGTTAAATCCATTTTGAGAGTAAGGAGATGTATTTCGGTGAAGTAGAAGTAAATCGGCTTCGCGATGTTTATAATGCCGAACATCCGCGAGAGCATGCTATCAAAACACAATCAATAGATGATACTTGGAACGAACTGAAAAGACGGTTGCACAATAAATGCAAAACTGGTCGAGGCGAATGTATCATAACATCGCTATTATCTCGTCCAAAAGCTCCTAGAGAATGGAGCGTAAACCCAGAAGAATGGCTGTCTTCAGATGAGATAGATTCGTTAGAAAAACGGTACGAAACTTTATTTGGAGATTATGTCCATATAGGAACCTTTCCTATTGATTTTGATGCAAAGTCGGAAACAGGAAAATGTCTAGTTAGCGCCCTTTGTTCGATTGACATCAAATCGCTGGCTCAAAAAGGAAGGAATCGGATGGGTATAGTTTTTAACACCGATGTGAGTACTGGGCCAGGAGAACACTGGGTCGCGGTGTTTTGCGATATTCGTCCAGAGCTGGAGTTTCCACGAATGACTTACTTTGATTCGTACGCTCAAAGACCTGAAAAAGAAATTAAGAAACTTATGAAACGATGGAAGGAATCGTGGGATGCGACTGGGGTACATTCGAAGCCGATGGCACTAACCTACAACAAGACTCGCCATCAGTACAAGGATTCTGAATGTGGCATGTATTGCGTGTATTTTCACTATTGCTGTCTGACTGGTATTTCTATGGAAGAACGAGTGCCTGATGATGTAATTAATAGTTTCCGAGGAATGCTGTATGCGACATAAAATATTGCTAATAAAATATAAAATGGCGAACGCGTGGTTATCGCATGTAAAGAAGACGATGAAACAGATGAAGTCTCGTGGCATGTACAAGAAGGGTGATGGCCTGAAGAAGGTTATCCTTGCGGCCAAGAAGACGTACAAGAAGGGTGGCGCACTGGTGCCGCCAGGGCCTCCTGTAAAACCCACACCTCCCTCAAGTTCCAGCACGAAGGATGACGCCGAAGATAAGGTGGCATTCTCGCCTATGAAGGTGCGTAAGGGTGGTGTTGGTGGCCCTGAGTCTGACGAAGACATCGGAGGTCGCCGCCGTAAGACTCGCCGTCGCTCCTCGCGTCGTTAAAAAAATCAAACTTCCTAACATATAAAGACAAATGGGCGGTGGACTATTACAACTCGTTGCTCACGGAGCTCAGGATGCTTACATAACTGGAAATCCGCAGATTACGTTCTGGAAGGGCCTGTTCAAGCGCCACACGAACTTTGCGATGGAGCCATTTCGCATTAATTTGACGGGTATGCCAATGTGGGGTCAGAAGCAGAGCGCGACGCTGGGTCGCCACGCGGACCTTGCTTATTCTACGTATTTGAGCATCCAGCTTCCTGCGACGACCGCTGCTGGAACAACTATCAACTGGAACAACGAGCAGGGTCGTCTGGGATACAACTTACTGGATTATGTGGAGATTGAGGTTGGTGGTCAGCTGATTGATCGTCTCT